AAACAGTTTTTTGTGCAATATCTGATTTTCCAGTAATCATTCCGTAAGGTGTATTTCCAAATAATCCGGAACTGAGAATGCTTGCGTAACTGTACGCTTCAAGTGCGTTAATTACGCTGAACATCTTCGGTCCTCTTCGTGTTCTGCGCTTAGTCTTTCGTGTAGCCATAACCTACGCTGGCCCACAAATTAGTTTATGATTATTTGCCGGTATCAGGCGTAAATTTTCCGTTTTCGTCTCTATTTACCATAACTTTGGCGGGATTTTTTGCCATATTATCTTGAATCATTTGCATTATCATCATTTGTATAGGATTAACTGGTTCAATGTCTCCAATTGGCAAATTTTGTACTGTGTTTTGTATTGCTTCGGCAATTCTGCGGTCTAATTCATCAATAGATCGACCTAATGCATAATTTATCATTCTCATTTGAATAAAAATTGCAAAATACACGCCAATTATGCCAATTCCCAATACTAGGTTCTCAATCATAACCTCATCCGGCCCTATACCGCACTTAACAGTTGGGAATCCAACCTTCCACCGCATAATCTTCTTATTCATGTGGGTTGTCCGTAGTACAACCAGCGTAGGCTCTATTGCGAGAGTAAACGCAAATCAAAGATTTGCTGCGGCGGGTCGCCCCTATGGGGGCAACTGTAATATATACCGATTCAATCCCATAAACGAAGGTGTAATACAAATGAATAGACGGCAAGTCAAAGCGGCACTAATTGTTAGAGTAGCCGTGCAAGTGCAAAAAGAAATGAAGAACCCACATTCGGCAAAAAGAATAGTCGAAAAGTTGGGAATGAAAGATAGTCCGACTGTTAGGAAAAAAGTAGTTCGTGCTGCTAGAGAATTAGAAGAGAGGTGGGGTTGATGAGGTTAGTATGCCGTAAATGTGGCTTAGAATGCGACGCAACTACTTTTGATGAAGTGGAGATTTACCAAAGAATGACTTGCGGTGCTGGAGGCACACATAGGTTGGTGGGTAGGTCATGAGTAAGCAAGACTACCCACACAGAGCGTTATCATCTGATGATTATCCGAGTGATTTATGGCTGCTTGAAATGTTTAGGGGATGGTTTGATCCTTGCCCGTTAGAAGGTAAAGAAGATGTAATGTATCGGGATGGGTTGTCGATCGATTGGTGGAATCAACGACATGTGTATGTTAACCCGCCTTATTCAGAACCGCATAAATGGGTGGATAAGGCACTAGACGAATTACTCATAGCCAACATGAACGGCAAACCATACACTTGCGTTATGTTGCTCAAACATGATTCTTCAACTCGATGGTTTAGGAGGTTGCACGAAGCCGGAGCACACCTCATGTTGATATCAGAACGGCTGTCATTTCAAACAGGGCGACCATGTGCATTTCCATCATTGTTGGCGGTGATTTCTAATGCCTCGCAATAATCTGCATTCATTCACGCTATCTTCTCAAGCATCTAAAATAATTAGACGAGAGTCAAAACATCGTTATGGGTCAAAGTTTGCGTCTAGAGCTATAATTTGGTTTGACAAAGTAGGTATTAGAATACCAGAATATCAAGACAAATTATTGAAAGAATTAATTGAAGACCATGAAAAATTGATGGAGACATTACGAGTAGTATGCTTAGAACGAGATGAATTGAAAAGATCTCAATCTTTTATTAGCAAAATGCGTAAGAAATTCAAAAAATGACTCAAATAGCCCCTATTTGAGACTACAATGCATCATTTATTTCGCCTGCTAGTTTAGCAATCGCTATACCAAACAATGTTGTCGCCATTTGCGCTCTTTTCTCTCCTTCAGATGCTGCGTATTCGCCAACTTCTGCAGTAGCCGAACCTACAACTACACCTGCAAGACCACCTAACGGCCCGCCTAAGAATAATCCAATTAACCCGCCAAAGCCGCCTAGAACAATATTTTGAGTCTCGAACCAATCGTTAATTTCTTGACCTGTTTTTCCTTCCAGTTGTTCTTGCCAATTTGGTCCTAAAATTTCATCTAATTTGTACAAAATAAATGATGTAACCACTAACAAACCCGCCTTGCTACTAAGTAAATTTGTCAAGGGTGTCGTTACTCGATTGAATCCATACGCATACAATCCCGTTTCTAATATCTCTCGTTCTGCTCGACCAAGCACGATCTCATGCCGTACAACTTCGTCTGGTTTAGGCTTAGGCATTACATCACGCCCAATACGCTATCCCAAAGAGCAGGGCCAAGCCCAGCCCCCAATATCCAACCCAGAAAAAATGCTGCTGCGTTTTCTAGTAACATTTCTTTTGCTCGCTCACCTAGAGATTGCGTCATGTAATCACTCCGGTTGTTCGTAAGCAATCCACGCCGCCCATGCCTGATCTACATCTGTATAATTTTGTGGTAAATTTCGCAAAAATATTCGATAGTCCTTTTTTGCTTGGGACATTGTCAAATCTTTTAGAGCCCAAAAATCAGTATCCTTCAGTTCTTGATTTCTATACATTCGCAAGAATTGCCAAGTTATTTTTTCTGTTGTTTCAAACATTTAATCACCCAAATTTAGCCGCCCATCTAGGTTGCCCATCATTATTTGACATAAAGTCGGTTGCTGTGATTGGGCCAGACGGCAATGTGTTGTCGCTATTCTCTAGTGATACGCCATAGAATGACGCATTTTGCAGATTTGATAATGACGGAAATGCAGGCGCTGCAACATGAGAATTTAACGAATATTCGCCACGAATAGCGCCATTACCGTTTGTTGTTTCAACAACTCCGATCCAATATTGTTTTCCTCTTTCAACGCTAACAGCGGAAGTTGGAGACAATTCTTTCAAACCCGTTCCGGTAGATCCGAATGAATAACTATAGTCGCCGCCGATTTTAGCGTAGGGTACACCGCCAACATCAGAATAAATTGCTAATCCTAAAACGCCCGTACCGTCTGTTACAACATCAATCAATATCTTTAGATCCCCTGTTTTTGGACTAATCCACGGCCAAAAATGCGGATCCTGATTACTGCTTAAACTGCTAGTTGAAGAAGAAGTAACACCCCAACCCGGCATTCTGCTGACAATATACATCTCATTGTTACCGCCGTTTGTGTCTGTTCCTGGTAACTGCAAATCAAATTCATTACTAGCACCTGCTGTAGTTAATCCGGACCATTCACCCGCTACACTTAGGCGTGCTAAATTTACTAATACTAAACGGCGTAGTTCATCTTCTGCACCCTGCTCTGCGAAGATTTTCTGACCTACTGCCTGCAAATCAGCAAAGGTTAGGTTCTCGAGATCTACATTCTTGAGTAATTCGTATATTCTTTTGTCGGGTTTTGCTTCTGGTAGTGGCATAATATCACCCTAAAAGTCCCTGCCAATCTGCTCGAACACTTTCAATTGCTAGTTTGAGCAGAACTAATCGACGCAATTCGTCTTCATTTACATTTTGAATCGATATTGGATTACCTGCTTCTGGCAAGTTTTCACCTGCTGCTAATTGACCAGTTAAGTCTTGCAATGTTTGCCCTTTGAGCAGAGCGTAAACTCTGGCTTCTCTAGACACCGCATCGGGGAGGGGCATTGTACTCACTTCAATTGTTTTTCACGCATTTTGCATATTCGCTCGAATGTTTCGAGGTCTTTGGTTGAAATGTAACCAACCATAAACAGGCGTTTTGCTTTACCCATTATTTCTTGTAATCTGCGGCGACCTGCGGCCTTAGTCATTTTTGCCATTCAATCGCCTCATGCGTTAGTTAAGAATTGAGCCTTGAAATTTAGTGCAACTGGGATCGACTTCATTGTAAACTGAGGTTGTTGTAGGTTAGGTGCAGCAAAGCCAACCGAACCGACGACATTCCCCAGATTATCAACGACTACGACTCCTGGAGTCTCGACTTTGTTACCGTCTATAGATGTTGCAAAGGCTTTCACAATTCTTTGACCCTGCAAAGTATCGCCAATGCTGTTAGAAGTCTGTAGATCTAGCATTTCGTTTGTTGCTGCACCTGTTGGTGTATCAACAAATATTCTGCTGGTTCCGCTAGAGGTATAGACACAAAGGGCTGCGCCTCTATCTGATGCAGTCTGGGTCATTACTCTGACTTTATCTCCTGCTCTTAGAGTGTAAGGGGCGCAGAGCTGGTCTTGAAATTGTGCTTGACCTTTAGCACCAACTGGTATGATTGCAGCAACCAAACCCTGCGAAAGAATGTAAGCGTAACTGATTGAGTTATCAGCCGCAACAATACCAGAGACAATGCGCTTACCCGGTGCGTAGTCTCCGACATTTTGTGCCGATACTGTGTAAACTGTATCAGTTGTAAGGTCTGATTCTGTACCTTCTGCGATTTCTGCTTTCAATGGAATGTTAGTTCCATCAGAACAAACTAGGTTTCCTACTACTGTATTTGTTGCCATAAATCACACCTCACAGTTTAATGCCGACTCCTAACGGCTTCATGATATTTTTATTCACATTATTGATAGGTCTGCGCAATAATTTCTTACCAAATCTGAAAGTAAAAGAGGTTACTAAACTCTGGATCGCCATCGCTTGATAATTTGACATAAAGTTAGACTGCATAGCACCAAACGCTACATCTGGATGTGATACGATTTCAGACAGAGTTAGACTATCTGCACCAGTAGTAACTGTAGAGCTTACATCTAACATAGTGTCATAGACAGTTTTTTGTGCAATATCTGATTTTCCAGTAATCATTCCGTAAGGTGTATTTCCAAATAATCCGGAACTGAGAATGCTTGCGTAACTGTACGCTTC